CTAGGTTTTTTATAGACTAAGGAGATAGATTTATGAAAAAGAAACACCATACGACCAAGGATCAGCAGACTGCTGGGCAGAGCGTGATAGGGACTTAACCGAGCTTAACTGGAGTCCTGAGCAGGTACAGGATTACCACAAAGGCTGGGCAGCTCAGGAGGTCTTAGGAGACTACTGGAAAGACAAGAACCAAGACTTAAACCAGGACTATGACCACTACGTAGGAGAAGAGGAATGATGACTTTTATGCAAGGTGATTGCCTTCAACTAATGTCTGACATACCAGATCAATCAGTTGATATGATACTGTGTGACCTACCTTATGGCACTACTGCTTGTAAGTGGGATACTGTCATACCTTTTGAACCATTATGGGGGCAGTACAAGCGCATCATTAAAGACAATGGGGCAATAGTATTGACTGCTTCGCAACCGTTTACCAGTGCTTTAGTAATGAGCAATATTAAGATGTTTAAGTATGAGTGGTATTGGGTAAAAAACAGAATAACTGGATTTGCAAATGCTAAAAAACAACCCCTAAGAAACATTGAAGATATTTTAGTTTTTTACAATAACCACTCGACATATAATCCACAAGGAATTGTAAGAATAGATAAGGTTTGTAAGAATGGGAAGAGTGTTGGTGGCGAAAGTCTAAGAACAAATATAAAAGAAAGTGCAAACAAAGGAAGTTTAAGAACCGAGGGCAAAACATACATACAAGAGTTTACTGGCTACCCAAGACAAACACTTACAGATATACCAGAGGAAAAAAACTCCACCCCACCCAAAAGCCAGTGGCTTTAATGGAATATTTAATAAAAACCTACACTAACGAGGGGGATTTAGTTTTAGATAACTGTATGGGTAGTGGCACAACAGGAGTAGCTTGTAAGAATACTGGTAGATCGTTTATCGGTATTGAACAGGACGAGAAGTATTTTAAAATTGCAGTAGATAGAATAACACACCAGGAGAAGAGGAATGATGACATATCTCACAAGAACAATTGCTAATATATGTATTGCTTGGGTCTTATCTCTGTTTTACATCTACATGATTGGAGAGATAGTGGTTAACAAGAATACACTTGAAGAGTTCCTGATTTTCATGGTTCCACTACAACTCATTACAACTGTGAGAGGAGTATACCCTTGGGTAAGAAACAAGTAACAGCAACCTACGAGAAGTTTATTGACGGTAGACCAAAGTTCAGGTTAGAATGGACTAACCATACCAAGCAGTTCTTTATAGATGACAAAGAGGTCAGTGAAGAAGTTTGGATAACAGGAGTAAAGGAGAACACACAATGAAAGTAGAATTATTGGACAGCATGGGAAATGACCTAACAGTAGTGAATGCAGCTCGTGTCAGCTTCAATAAGCAACACACTGAAGTTGAATCTACTGACGCTGGTTTAATAAGATACCTGGCTAAGCACAAACACTGGTCACCATTTGCACACTGCTTTGTACAGTTCAGGATTCAAGCACCTATCTTTGTAGCCAGGCAGCTTGGGAAGCACCAGGTTGGTCTGTCATGGAACGAAATCTCTAGGAGGTATGTCAGTGATCCTCCTGAGTTCTGGGAGGCTCCTATGGGATGGAGAGAAGCAACAGAAGACAAGAAGCAAGGCTCTGGAAGGTTGTCACCATTTAACCGTGAGGCTAACCTGCTGCGTGACTCAACGCATAAACTATGCTCTAATGCTTATGAACAGTTGCTGGGTATGAATATCTGTGAAGAGCAAGCAAGGTCTGTACTTCCCCAGAGCATGATGACTGAGTGGTTCTGGTCTGGAAGTCTGTATGCGTTCTCAAGGGTGTGTAATCTACGCAACAAAGAAGACTCCCAAAAAGAAACTCAAATAATTTCCTTGCAAATTGACAAGGAGTGTGGTAAGCTGTTCCCGCTAAGTTGGAGTTCTTTAATGAATCGTAATTTTGAAATAGGAGAAGGATAATGAAGTGTCAAGCCTGTGATGAGATATTGTCTGATTTTGAGGCAACCAGAAAAATGATAGAGAGTAATGAATATTTAGAGCTGTGTAATCATTGCTTTAATGTGTCACCAGAGGATAACATACTCACGCTGGATAGAATGGACCTGCGTCATGTTACTGATGACAAACCAGGTTTAGAGTTTGAAAGATTAGATGAAAATGATTATGACTCTCTTGGGGTCACTGATGTTTACTTCAACGACTAAGGAAAAGACAATGAGTGATGAATACTATTTTGAAGGTGATGACGATCAACAGTTCTTTAGTCAAGAGGAGGAGCAGCATTTTTATGCGGTTTTGAGTGACTATATTGATTTGATGACTATTTATGATCCTAATTTCATATTACTTACTGTATGTGAGTTAATGAAAGAGAAGCAAGCTAACAGTCTAAATAGTCTCAATTAGATTATTATTAATGATTTTATATTTAATGCTAATTAAAGCTAAATAGTTATTATAGCATACTTTAAAGGATTTGTCAATGGGAATACAATTAAAAGTTCACCAACCATGTCCTGATTGTAATAGTTCGGATGCTTTGACTACTTATGATTGGGGAAGTAAGTGCTATGCTTGTGAAGTTGTGCATAGGAACCAACAAGATCAACCAAACCAAAGGAGAAACATGACGTTAGTAAACACAACAAGCGAGGTTCCAAAGCCTCTGATACACCCTGATGTAGATGCTGTATCTCGACCTGTGCCTATAAGGAACATAACCAGAGCCACTATGGAGCACTTTGGAGTTAAAGCTGACTCTAATCATTACTGGTTTCCGTACACTAATGAAAAAGGGAAATAGTAGCGTACAAAAAGCGTGGGATCACAGATAAAAAATTCAGCACAACAGGTGATTGGAAACAAGCTAATCTTTTCGGACAGAATTTATTTAACAGTGGTGGTCGGTATGTAACGATTTGCGAAGGCGAATTTGACTGTCTGAGTGCGTTTGCTATGCTTGGCTCTAAGTTCCCAGTGTTGTCCATTAGGAACGGTGCAGCCAGTGCCTCAGTAGATGTCAGAACTCATTACAAATGGTTGAACTCATTTGATAATGTAGTGATCTTTATGGACAATGATGAGCAAGGTGCTAAAGCTGTGGATGCTATTACCCAGGTCTTAGGCTCTAAAGTTAAAGTGTTTAAGGCAAAAGAAGGTTTCAAAGATGCTTGTGATTATCTATCAAGAGGAGAAGAGAAGTTATTTCTGGACACCTGGTGGAGAGCTGAGAAGTACGTTCCTGCTGGTATTGTCAGTGGCTCCTCACTCAAAGATCAAGTACTTAAACTACCAGAAGCGTCTAAAGTTCGTTACCCATTCTCTCAGCTAGATGACTTAACTATGGGTATTCGAGACACTGAGTTGGTTACTATCACTGCAGGTTCTGGTCTAGGTAAATCACAGTTCTTGAAGGAACTGATCTACGCTATTTTCAACCAAACTACTGACAACATTGGTATTATGTTTCTTGAAGAAAGTGTAGATAGAACTGCAAGATCACTGATGTCTTTACATTTAAACAAACCAATACACTTACCAGAAACAGAGGTTACAGATCAAGAGCTTGAAGATTCTTATAATGTCATGCTTAAAGATGATAGGATTTATTTCTATGACCATTTTGGCTCTAACGATATTGATTCTATTATTAACAATGTTCGCTACTTTGCCAAAGCTCTTAATTGTCGTTACGTCTGCCTGGACCACGTGTCAATAATTGTTTCTGCTCAAGCAAACGTAGATGAGCGTAAGGCTATTGATGAAATCATGACTAAATTACGAATGCTCACACAAGAAACTGGTATCTGTTTATTCTTAGTCAGCCACCTAAAACGCCCTGACGGTAAAGGCTTTGAGGATGGAGTCGCAAGTGTCTATATCAGCACTCAGAGGCTCTGCAAGTATTGCACAGTTGTCTGATGTTGTTATTGGTTTAGAACGTTCTAGTCAAGACCCTGACCCTATTGAGCGTAACTCAACCAGGGTGCGTGTGCTAAAGAATCGTTACTCTGGTCAGGTAGGCCCATCAGGACGCTTGCTTTATGATATGAAGAGTGGTAGGATGCACCAACGATTAGATGAAGAAGAGGAAAATGCACTATGAGGAAAATCATTATTGATGTAGAAACAGATGGACTTGATGCCACCAGAATATGGTGTGCTGTTACTAAGAACATAACAACTGAGGAGATTAAAGTATGGACAGTAGCCAGCGAATTACAAAAGTATCTAAGACCAGAAGATACCTTGATTGGTCAGAATATAATCGGATTCGATGCACCAGTATTGAGGAAGCTGTGGAACTTGAAAATAGATTCAGCCCAGTTGCAAGATACGTTGATAATGTCTCGGCTACTAAACCCAGTAATCGAGTCAGGACACTCGCTAAGATCATGGGGACTACGGCTAGGATTGCACAAGGGAGACTTCACAGCTTTCGATGGAGGTCTGTCTGATGAGATGGTTGAGTACTGCATCCAAGATGTTGAGGTCACTGCTGCGTTATACAAGAATCTTAGTGCTGATTTATTGGAGTGGGGTGAGTCCTCTGATCTTGAGCATCAAGTTGCTGTTATCACCAAAGCACAGCAAGATAAAGGATTCAAAATTGATGTTAAGAAAACAATTGGACTTCTGGCAGACTGGAGGAAAAGACTATCAGAAATTGAGGAAGAACTACAAAGAGTTTTCAAACCTATTGTAACTATTCGGTTTAGTGAGAAGACAGGTAAACGTCTTAAAGATAAAGTAGAAGTGTTCAATCCAGGGAGTCGTAAGCAGATAGCAGAGCGTCTTGTTGTTCTTGGTTGGACTCCTAAAACATACACTGAGAAAGGAACGGTGATTGTAGATGAGAAAGTACTTTCAACTATTGACAGACCTGAAGCTAGGCTCTTTGAAGAATTCTTACTTCTTCAAAAACGGATTACTCAGGCTGAGAAATGGATTGACTATGCAGATCACTCCGACAGGGTACACGGTTCGGTCAACACCAACGGTTGTATCACGGGACGAATGAGCCATTCTAAACCGAATCTCGCCCAAGTGCCGAGCGTCTCTAGCCCTTACGGTAAAGAGTGTAGGTCTGTCTGGACAGTGGAAGAAGGTAATGTACTGGTTGGTATAGATGCTTCTGGTCTTGAGTTGCGTATGCTTGCACATTATATGCGTGATGATGACTACACCAATGAGATACTGAGTGGTGATATCCACACAGCTAATATGAAGGCAGCAGGGCTTACTGATAGAGATCAGAGTAAGCGGTTCATTTATGCTTTTCTTTATGGAGCCGGTCCTGCTAAGATTGGGCAGGTAGTTGGTGGTAGTGAGCGTGAAGGTAAGAAGTTGATTTCTACTTTCCTGGCGAATACACCAGCCTTAAAAGTTCTGAAAGATAAAGTTAATAAGTTATCTGATAAAGGATGGCTGCCAGGTTTGGATGGTAGGAAGTTATTTGTTAGATCACAACACGCAGCTCTTAATACTTTGTTGCAGGGAGCTGGTGCGATAGTTATGAAAAAAGCCTTAATACTATTGACACAGAAGCTAAATTGTGATAGAATACACGGCTCGATTGTAGCTAATGTCCATGATGAATGGCAAATAGAAACAACTGAAGAACACGCTGATATTGTAGGTAGGTACGGTGTGATGGCAATACAAGAAGCAGGACTTGCATTCGGGCTACGCTGCCCTCTCGATGGTGAGTTTAAAGTAGGTACTAACTGGGCAGCAACACACTAAAAGGAAATACATGGCTAATCTAAAACCTATAGTAGTAAAGACAGAACTCATGTGGGATGATAGAGAAATAATTAACCCTCAGAGTAAAAAGTATCAGATTAATCTAACTCATCTATCAGATGACGCTGTAAAAAAACTAACAGAGATTGGCGTTAAAGTTAGGAACGATAAACATGATCCAGAGCAAGGTAACTATATAGTAGTCAAATCAGCAAATTATCCAATCAAGGCAGAGCTTGAAGACGGCACTCCAATTATTAATGCTAAAATTGCAAATAATTCTAAAGCAGTCGCTACAGTTAAGCCTTACACTTGGACCTTTTCTGGTGACACTGGTGTAGGTACTGGTGCAGGTAGGATAGTTGTTACTGAGTACGCAGAGTACACTGGTCCCAGTATGGACAATCCTCTCTAACTTGTCTAAGTCAATGGATAAAGCGTGTGGTTTAATCGATGGAGATATCCTGGTTTATCGTGTCGGATTCTCTGTCGATGACCCTGCAGAGGAGAAGTTTGCAATATCTCGCATGGGTAACTTTGTTGAGAACTTAATAAGATTAAAAGGTATTGATTCTTATGAAGGTTATTTAACAGGGAAGACCAACTATAGATCAGAGATTGCCACCGAACAACCTTATAAGGGGAATCGTAAAGATGCTAGAAAACCTGTACATTACGATACTCTGCGTGATTACCTTATATCTAATTGGAATTTTATAGTCATTGAAGGTCAAGAAGCTGATGATGCATTGGGAATCAAAGCGTATGAATTACCAAAAGATTCTAGTTGCATAATGACCATTGATAAAGATTTAGATATGATCCGAGGTTGGCACTACAACTTTGTTAAGCGAGATTTATATTATGTTACTGAAAGGGAGGCTATAAAGAATTTCTATCTTCAGTTACTTACTGGTGATCGTGTTGATAACATTCCAGGTCTTAAAGGTATTGGTCCAGTAAAAGCCAATAAAATTCTTGAGAACTGTACAACTGAGAAAAGTCTTTTCAAAGCTGTGAGTGAGAAATACGATCATGACCTTGATAAAATGACAGAGCGTGGAAGGTTATTATGGATAAGAAGAAAAGAGAATCAGCTATGGAAACCGCCAAGAACTTCACAATAGGTTATGTGCAATGGGTTGATGCTGTCTCTGACGCTGGGTGGGATATTGAATCAAAAGCAGAAGTACATCCATGTCTAAGCATAGGATTTATAGTTGATGAAACACCAGATGCTATTTGTCTTGCTGCTGTGATATCACATGAGCAGTCCAACTCTAGGATACATATTCCTAAAGGATGGATTAAAAGTATTAAGAGAGTCACACTAGATAAATTCTTAAACATAGGGAGAAAACCATTAAAACCCACAGTGCAAAAGCAAAAGGCAGAAGACTCCAACAGTGGTTCAGAGATGCGATCCTCGAAGTCTTTCCCTTTTCCAAAGACGATGTAAGGTCAACGAGCATGGGAGCTGCTGGCGAGGACATCCTGTTCTCTAAGGAAGTAGGTGACCAGCTAGGGATATCTATTGAGTGTAAGTCAAGAGAGTCAATGGCTGTCTACTCTTTCTACTCTCAAGCAGATGACAACTGTCCTGAAGATAGAGAGCCTGTTGTTGTCATTAAACAAAACAAGTCTGCACCTCTTGTTGTGGTTGATGCGGTGTACTACTTATTACTCTTGGAGAAAGCTTATGAGCAATATCAACACTAAGGATTACTTATACCAATACACTATTAAATTAATTAGAGAAGCTCTTAGAGAAGGTGGATCAAAGGAAGGTCTTATAAAGATACACCTATAAAGAACTT